GTGCTGGATTATTCTCTTTTGCCATTTGTATCGGTAGCGCAAGATAGCCACTTGGACCGTCTATCTCTGTGATATTCAGACGTGCTTGATCAGCAACAAACTCGTCGACTACCCCTTCTGTTCGTAGACGAGGTTGGTCGATAGCTCCCACGCCCTCTTTGATCCCTTGACCCCTCATCCGACGTTTGATCTGAGTAAATTCTTGTTTGACAGCTCTAGCTTCGTTTTCTATCGCTATAGCATCAGCTAGTTGGTTTCTTTCGCTCCTTATAGCCTCGATAACATTGTCAATAAGAACTTTACCTTCAGGACCTGTGTCTAGAGGAATAGTCAGTTGACGGTTCCACTCGTCAGCAAGAGGGTCTAATACTTCAAATGAACTACGACCACCTTTAGCTAACCTTAGAGTCGGGAACAATCTATTTAAAACGCTATTTTGGATTTGACCATACTTGTCATCATATTGTTTGAAGAAAGCGTTAAAGGAGTTCAACCATCGACGTTTGGTAGTAGTGAATTGTTCGCCAACAGCAACTGCTTGTTGCTCTAACTCACCGACACGTGGGTCCAGTCTTATATATTCATCTTCAAGTTCTGCTAGAGATAACGGCTCTTGACCCGCTCGTGCTGGTGCACGAGCTGGCGTAGGAGCTGGTTGAGGAGCTGCTCCAGGAGCCGGTGTTGGAACCACCTCCGGACCTGGTGCTCGTTCATATGGAACTGCAGCTTCCTCGTCCATCTTCATCCGGTTGACACGTTCCCGGTAAGTACGGAAGCGATCAGTTACATTGTTCTGACCTTTGTACTGTATGACTCCCAGACCGTCAGCTTCTAGTCTCTGGAATTCTGCAAGATCTGCTTCATCAAAGAACCGGACATAGGCGCCGGCATCTTCATCTGCTATTCCGTAGATGAATGCGATCTTCCCGGGTGGCATATTGTTGACTGATTCCTGAATGATCTCTGGGTTAGCTTTCTCCAAATCAGGCTTGATCTTGATGCCATCTTCAGTTTCCTCTAGAAGCTCTACAGCTAATTGCCGGCTTCTGAAAGGTATTTTGCCAGCGCCCTTAACTACTCCTCTAGTAGCTAACTTCAACAAACCCCTGGTAGTAGCAACAGCTGTACCCGCACCTATAGGTGGTCCAAATGGATCAAATGCAATCCCTAGAATGATCTGCTGCCACCATGGTCGAGACTGGAAAGCTTCTATAGAAGCTTTCTCGCCTGCCAAGTAGGACTCTTGACTGAATAGTGTAGGTGCTTCTAATTCATCCCAACGACCAGTTGCAATCTTAGGGATCTGTTTTGTCAGCTCCCACCCTGTCTCCGAAAATACATCCAATAACTCCCAAGGAGCTATGACGTCTTCTTGAAGACGAGCTCCATGCTGTTGAGGAGTCAATCGTGGCCTTGGTGTTACTGTAGGCATGAACTCAGGTATGCCAAGATCAGGAGGTGCAGCGCCTTGCATAGCTATGAATGCATCCATTGCTGCTTTGGGATCAGGCGCTGCAATCGGAGCAGATGGTTGTGCACCATCTCGTCTTTGTGCAGCTTCACGTATCAACTGCTGTAACCGGTCTTCCCCGGTTGGCGCCCCGGGTACTGTAGTTGGTCCAGCAGGCGATAACGGAAGCGGCATCGGAGTTGGAGATGCTCCCGGGGGAGCTAATGGAAGAGTCTCCGTTTGCTTACGGAGTTCTTCCATAACCATTTCCATGAAAGGATCAGGGGTAGGTTGTGGTGGTTGTGTAACCATCTATAGATACGAGAACTTGACTCTAGGTGCGAATCCGCTTATTCCACGTCCGCTCATCTCTGGTGGCAATGCCGAGTACCGTTGTGTGAACGGGAATTGCTCCAGGAACTGGCTGAAAGTCTGGGATGGCAATTGACCTCCCTGCAGAGCACGGCCCTGGAGACCCAGGAATTCGTTGTAGATGTTCTGGAACTGACCCTGGAAGTACCGTTTCGATGCCGGGCTAGTCCCAAAAGGACTGCCAAACATCTCTTCCTGGCGTTTGGCTTCTTCAGTCTGATCGAACCCTTCTGGCCTCTGGCTCCCAAGCTTAGCCATATAGCTGAGCTTGGGTTGAGATCCTAAGGTCTCACCACTGATGAAATCTTGGAATGGATTGGTAGCCATTAGATACTCTCCAGACTCTTAGATGCCAAGATCAAGGTCTACTTCCTGACGCTTCATGCCCTGAGGACTATCCCAGAATTGCTGAGAGAATACACCAGGAGCTGTAGCTAAAGGCTTCTGCCAGCCCGGGTTCTGTCTTGTACTACCAGGAGTGAACATACCCTTGATTCCCATTAAGTTCTGTTCTAAGGCCCACGGCAAGAAGCTTTGACCATCTACTCCTAGCGGATTCTGATATCCAAATCTAGCTCCTGCCCGGGATATCGCATCAGTCAATGCTTTTCGGGCTTCTGGGGCTCCTCTAGTAGCCATAAGGAACGGCTGGGCAAATGCGCTTATTTGCTGGGCAGGTTTTCCAAATAGACTCTGATACATCTCTGTTTTAAGTTGCTGATTTGGGTCCATGCCCATAAAGCTTTGAGATGTAGGATCCATTGATAAAGCTTGACCAATATTCTGCAATGAACCAAAGAGATCAGAACCGCCTAATACACGCCCTCCACCACTAGCAAGACTCTGTAAGAACTCCTGAGGGGTCTGGTAGTTCATACCAGTCCCAGACAGTACATCTCCAGGAACATTTTTAAGTAGATTAGGAAGTTGCATACTGTATTGCGTTTGCAAAGGTGCAGCTGCTTGTTGATAAGCTTGCTGCACTGTTGGCATTCCGTAACCAGCTTGAGAAGCTGCAAAACCAGGATATATCTCGCTGAAACTACGTTCCCCGGCCGGGTCGACGTACATCCCCAACATCTCTTCTATAGTTCGAGGAGTAACTGAAGGAGTAGGTACCGGCACTCCACCAGGTCCTGTTACTGGAGTTGGCCCACTAGGTTGGGCACCAGGTTGAGCACCAGGTGCGGTAGCACCAGGTGCGGCAGCACCAGGTGCGGCAGCACTAGGTGCGGCAGCACTAGGTGCGCCCTTGATGTCATACATCCCTGGTACCGGGCTATTTCCACCGTATGCCCCGGTTAACCTGGTACGTTCAGCTTCTGGAATAGACCCCCACGCAGTATCAGTCAGCCATTGTTTGATCTCTTGGAGGGTAAAATTTTCAGGGTTGAGTCCAGCCATACCTGGTCTACTAGCCCATACATCTGGGTTCTTATAGAGAGCAGTTGCTATCGAATCTATCTTAGATTCCCAGCTACCTCCTGCAGTACCAGCAAACGTACCTTCAAAAATTGAAGCCCAATAAGCTCCTACATCCTGGCCGGGTTGTACATCTCCAAGGCTACCAAGACCAGTTGCCTCCTGGTCTATAGAACTATCTACAACAGTCCAACCCATGCCAGAAGCCCAATCTGTGAATTGCCCTGGCTGGGCACCACTATGAGGCGCTACGAACTTGTTCCAGATACTCTCCAGATCTATCTGAACGGCTTCCATGTCTGACCCAGCAGGTGCGCCATTCATAATAGCGATTGCTGCCCGTTCAGCGAGTTGTGCTTTCTCTTCAGGAGTGAATCCACCAGCAGAGATCAATCGATCTATCTCTCTAACGTCAGTTATGCTGCCACCATTCAATTCTCTCCATAATTCTGCATAACCAGGAGTCCATCCAGAAGGTGATAGAGTACCATCACCTTCGATCCGTCCTTCGCCGGTTCCAGTCTGTGTCCAAGCTCCATTTGTGAAAGTGTATGTATTACCAGCATCGTCAGTGCGTTCATCGCCTTCTTGTGGTCCAGTCACTGGTGCTACTGGTGCTACTGGTGCTACTGGTGCTACTGGTTCCTCTTCGTAAGAAGGTGTTAGACCTTGTGTTGCGAGAGCTGCAGCCAGAGGATCGGGCTGACCTGCTTCTGCCATCCCCTGGGCAGCTACCTGGATAGCTTTCATCAAAGCATCCGCACCACTACCTACGTTTCCAGTTTCTCTGCCTATAGCTCCAGGAGCTTTTGCAAGGTTAGCTAACGTGATAAGTGGGTCAGCTATTTGACCGAATCCTGCTGTATAGGTCGCTGGTTGACCTGGCGTTGCACCCAGAGTTTTCGTCACATCAGGGCGATACATCATCCCGGGGTCACGTACATCGATGCCGCGTGCAGCTCTCTCTGCGTTTATCGCAGCGTCTGCAGCAACATCAAAATTCCCTTGTGCATCTACTGGTATCCAACCAAAATCTGGATCAAATTGCATCGATACCATAACTAACCTCCAGGTCCGAATAGACCGAGTCTTCTAAGTCTTTCTGTATCACCTTGGGCTCCTGGACGTGGTGTCCCTGGTGGACCAGCTGGCATACCAGGTGGAGTAGGAGCTGGTGGTGGAATGCCTAGCCCTGCTGCCGGCATCACTTCTGGCCTCAATCCAGGTCCAGCAGCGCCAGGGCCGGGACCAGGGGTAGGACCTGGCCCTGCGCCACCAGGAGAAGGAGCACCCGGACCCGGCGGAGGCACACCAGGACCGGGAGCGCCGGGAGCTTGTCCTTGACCGCCGCCCTGCATCTGCATCATCATCTGCTGCTGCATAAGCTGCTTCTGCATCAATACTTCCTGCAGCTGGCCCATGTAGAACTGGGCCAGATCAGGACGTCCACGGTCTTCTGTAGCCTTCAAGATAGACCACAAAGCAGCCTCAGGCAGCATACGCTCGCCCATCTGCTCCTTGATCTGGTTCTCTATCTCGTCTGCAGACTGCAGCCCCAGGATCTCATCGCGTATGACCACGTCAGGCAGCAAAGGCTGTGGGCCCTCACGAGCCATCTGCGCCATGCTCATCTTGGTCATCTCGTCCTGCGGCAGGTTACCCACAAAGTCGATCTCAGGAGCACCTACCCCATCAATCATCTCGTAGGTGATCTCATCACTGAACCACTGACGGTTATTAGCCCAACCAGAAAGCTCGATCGCATCGAATGTTCCGCTTGCATACTGGTCAGCTAGCATATTCGATATCTGACGGTAACAATCTCTCAGAGCATCGATACGCGGCTCGATGACCGTCTGGATACCCTGCCTCAAAGTATTGATAGCGAACCCAGAAAGCTGGAATTCAAGCTCACCGTATACCGAGAATGGCAGCGAACCACGTTGTATCTCACCAGCTACGACACCCATATAGGCGCCAGTCTCTTTAGCTATCTCTAGCAACCCTAAAGGCTCTACATTCTCGCCCTCACCGAGACTTATCTCAGTACCAGCGCGGTACGGGTCTTCGTCTAGAGTCTTCGATCCGTCCCTGGAACGCACTATCAAGCCCTGCTTCTGGGCTCTAGCAACCATCTCCAGCATGACTGACATGGTGAAGTTATGTTTCTCGTACAGTTCCCGGTTGGAACGGAACAAAGACTCACCATAATCAGCGATCATGTCAGGATCTAGCCGGCCGTTGAAGCGTCCCTGCAAAGGTGGCTGGGCTCCGACCATACCCAGGAATACCGGTACCCGGTCAGCTCCATGTTCCTGAGGCTTCTTCGCAAACTTACCCTGGATCACCACACAGTTCTGTTCGCGGTCGTAGTAATCATAGACATCCATCCCGAATTCATCGGGGTTCTCGTTGCCTATAGTCCACTCATCAAGCTCAAACTTGGGGTATTCTGCCCGTACTTCCTGCAACGTACGCCTGGTCTTGTAGCAAGCCCAATCCAACCCACGATGACCCATACTCCAGTAGGTATGGAGCGGGTCCCACGGCATCACGCTGGCATACGTCGTCCCATCTTCTTCCTTGGCAAACAAGGCCCTGCCGGCGTACCAACCACGTAAACACATGAACCAGGCCAATTGTGCCTGCAATGGAGGCAACAATTGGTTACTCAATTCCTCGTCTACAGCACGCAACAAACCGATCAAGAACCGTTCTTTGTTATCGTTACGCTCCCGCTCCTGGAGCCGATCTCCACGATGAGGGACACGTAATACCATCCTATGAGCAGATATCCAACCGATGATCTTATCCGCATATGTCTGGGGAGCGTTGCTCGTGTAAGACTGATAACCCTCATCAGCCTCGAATGGGACTAGACGGTAGATATCATAGTCATCTTCCATCCGGTCACGCAAAGCTTCAGTCTCATCGGCGTGACGCTGGACAGCATTCATGATCTCGTCAGGATCGCAATCAGACTTAGCCATATATCATCACCAATGCCTAACCTTGATACTCTCACGATCACGTATGGACCCGTACCCGAACCGATCTACGATCCCGTATATCAAGGCTTTGACCCCGTGGTTGTACTTATCCTCAGGGGTCTGCCCCACTATATTACCATCACGGTCTGTCTTCCACTTGTATACCCGCGTCTGACCGTCAAAAGGGTTAGGAGATGCCCCTAACTCACTCAGTACACCCTCAGCTCTTGGTGATATCAGTATCTTTGGCTGACCAGAGAGCGGATCAGGCTTGAAGAAAGCCTTGAGACGCTCGGTGCCCTCGTTGATCCGCACACGCTGGCTCGCAAGATATAACCCGGTCTCCCTCATCCACACCTCAGCCGGCGCCGCCATAGCCTGATGCTGAGTACCAGCCACATCAATCGCCCCGTACTGTACGTCCTGCCACCACTCTCTAGCCTGACATACTCGGATAACCTCATCAGTAACAAGTCCTCGCTCGTAGATCTCATCTATCACACGTATCTGCTCATCTACGATCTGGATCACCTCTACCGCATACGCCCCGGCATACCCGGGGTCCATCCACAGATGCACCGGTAGTCCAGGCTCATACTTGATATCCTCCAGATGCAGATCAGCACGAAACTCCGTAAAGACTAAACCAGTCGGTGGACATGGTATCCCCTCGATCCGCTCCAAGAAGAACTCGTCCGGACTGTTATCCTTCAACGCCTGGATCTCCGGATCCTCACGTCCGCCTGGATACAAGTGATGGTTACTCCAACTAGGCAACGCGAAACTCTGCTCATCCCCTGCACCCGCTAACCACGCCGTTGCTAACTGCGGGTACCACCCCAAAGACCCCTCCATGGTCCCACTCAAGAACATCCACCCCTTCCTGGGCGCCAGACGGCTCCGTATCCGGTAGAACGTCTCATGGTCCAACTGACTAGCCTCACAGCCCACAATCCCGTTCGGGGCCCTCATAGCCAACGTGCGGGGGTCCTTACCACTCTTCGTCTCGATCCGCGTCCCGTCCGCTAACACTATCCGCCCAGGATCAACACGCTTGGTAGACTCAGCAAGAACCCCCAACGCAGCGAAATCACTCACCAAGTAATCAAACTCAGCTCGTGTACGCTCATAGTCCGCTGCTACCAACCAGTACAGCCCAGGCCCCTCTGTATCCATGAACCGGCTCAGCAGATACTTGCTCGCCACCATACTCTTCCCTGCCTGCTCACCACCACTCACAAGCACATAACGCTTACGACACTCCAGGATCCCACGCTGCAACGGCGTAGGCTCGAACTCCACCTTATCGAATAAATAATCAACAACTGTAGGCGCAAGCGGCATCAGCCTATCTCCGTCGTACCCTCAGGTATGCTCCACCCACTGATCTCTGCCCCCATCTGACGCTTCAAGAAATCCTGCACAGCCCCATCCTTGACGTTAGTCAAGAAGATCGGCGTACGCTCCCCCACATACCCGCCAATGATGTTGAAGTTGAAATGCTCCAACGCATCCTCCTCACTGGTCCCGTCCGCCATCAAGATCTCCATCACCAGGTCCTGGTCATATGTAGCTATCGGACCCGAATTGAACTGCCACCCAAACCCCACGAACGCTGCATCAAACTCATCGATGAACAACGTACCCTCGAAATCATCCCACTGTGAGAAGTACTCACACAACGTCCTGGGCTCCGCCGGCCGGCTAACTTCCTCTGCCATCCTGAGACCCCCTTTTACTGAAAAATGAACCGTCGAGGTTACCTACTAATATAACACCGTGCCTACTAAGCCGT